CACAACTATTACTGCTTCAACACAATTTAGTGGCCCAGGCACAGGTTTAACAGGAACTGCAACATCTTTAAATATTGGTGGAAATGCTGCAACAGCTACAAGTGCCACTTCTGCTACTTCTGCTACAACTGCAACTAATCTTGCAGGAGGCGCTAATGGTTCAATTCCTTATCAAACAGGTAGTGGTGCTACAACATTTTTAGGTATTGGCTCAACAGGTCAATTTTTAACCATTTCAGGCGGTGTTCCAACATGGGGTTCAATATCTAGCTCAACAGTATCAAGTTTTAGCGCTGGAACAACAGGATTTACACCTTCATCTGCTACCACAGGTGCTATTACTCTTTCAGGCACATTAAACGTAGCCAATGGTGGAACAGGTGTTACTTCATCAAGTGGTGCTAATTCAGTTGTATTAAGAGATGCAAATGGAAACGTAACTACTAATTGTTTATTTGAAGGTTATGTTAATCAGGCTGCTTCAGGAACAACAATTACATTAACTGCAAGCACAGCACAAAATTATGCTATTAATGGTTCAGGTGGTCAAACTATCCAATTACCAAATGCAACCACATTACCTAATGGTGCATTATTTACATTTAATAACAATCAATCATCAGGCACTATTGTTATTCAAAATAATTCTGCTACAACAATTGCAACTGTTCAATCAGGTTCTTATATTACTGTAGTTTTATTAAATAATTCATCTGCGGCAGGCACATGGGATTTTCATAATTCACCACCAGCAAATGCAAGTTGGTCTACAAATACACTATCATGGGCTGGAAGTTATACAAATGGCACATGGAATGGTAATGTTATTGGATTAGCTTATGGTGGAACAAATGCTAACTTAACTGCTGTAGCAGGTGGAGCGGTTTATTCATCAGGATCAGCATTAGGTATTACTGCGGCAGGAACATCAGGCCAAGTATTAACTTCTAATGGCGCATCTGCACCAACATGGCAAAATAACTCTGCAACAGTATCTATTACAGACGATACTTCAACAAATGCTACTCGTTACCCATTATTTTCATCTATTACAACAGGTAGCATTAATACTGAATATACAAGTTCTACTAAATTCCAATTTAATCCGTCAACAGGCACATTAACTACAACTAATTTATCTACAGGCGCATTAACAGCTACAGGAACAACTACTTTAGCCACATCTTTAACAGGTTTAGCTAAATTAACTTCAGGTGTAGTATCAAGCGCAACTGCTGGAACAGATTATGTAGCGCCAGGAACTGCAACAACATTTACTGCAACTCAAACATTTAATGGATCATCTAGTGTATTAGCCGCAGTATTTGCAAACGCAGCAGAAACAACAACTATATCCGCTACTGCTGCAACAGGCACAATTAATTATGATGTAACTACTCAATCAGTTATTTACTACACATCTAATGCGTCAGCTAATTGGACTGTAAACTTTAGAGCATCAAGTGGCACATCTTTAAATACAGCTATGTCAACAGGTCAATCTGTAACAGTTGTATTCTTGGTAACTCAAGGTTCAACAGCTTACTATAACAACGCAATCACAATTGATGGCACATCATTTACACCTAAATATCAAGGTGGCACAGCATGGTCAAGTGGTAACGCATCAGGCATAGATGCTTACTCATACACAATTGTTAAAACAGGTTCAGCCGCTTTTACAGTATTTGCAGCACAAACACAATTTAAGTAGGAATAGTTAATGTCACTATTATCACGCCTAGCAGTTCAAGCAGCAAGAGGTTATGGTGTATTTAGCGCCAAAAAAGGTGGTGTTTCTGCATCTTATCTTGTTGTAGCTGGTGGGGGTGGCGGTGGTTCAGTTGAAGCTGGTGGTGGCGGTGCAGGCGGTTATCAAACATCAACATTTACTTTATCAACTCTTACTACATATACTATTACTGTTGGTGCAGGAGGAAATGGCGGCACTTCTTATGGTGGAGGATCAAACGGATCAAACTCTGTTATTTCAGGAACTGGATTAACTACTGTAACTTCCACAGGTGGTGGTGGTGGTGGCGGTAATGGAGGATCAGGTTCTAATGGTGGTTCAGGCGGTGGTGCTGGTAATTCAAATACAACTTACGGATTAGGCACGTCAGGTCAAGGTAACAATGGAGGAACAGGTGCAAGTAGCGCGCCATATCCAGGCGGTGGCGGTGGTGGTGCATCTGCTGTAGGTGGCAATGGTTCAGGTTCAACTGCTGGTAGCGGTGGCGCAGGTAGTGCATCATCTATATCAGGTTCTAGCGTAACATACGCTGGTGGCGGAGGTGGCGCAACAAATAGTAGTGGAACATCAGGTTCAGGCGGATCAGGTGGCGGTGGAGCAGGAACATCAAATGGAAATGGTGTAGCTGGAACTACTAATCTTGGCGGTGGCGGTGGTGGCGGTGGATACACAGGCTCTGTATTTAATGGCGGTGCAGGCGGTAGCGGAATAGTTATCATCTCATACGCTGGTTCACAACAATTTACAGGCGGAACTGTAACATCATCAGGTGGAAACACAATACATACATTTACTGCAAGCGGAAGTTTAACTTCTGCTTATTCTATTAGTTATTTAACTATAGCAGGTGGTGGCGGTGGTGGTTGTTCAGGTGGTGGTGGAGGTGGTGCAGGTGGATTATTAACTTCATCTACATTTTTAGGAATTGGAACAACATATACTATAACTGTTGGTGGTGGTGGAGCTACTTCATCTTCACCATCTACAAAAGGTTCTAATGGAACTGATTCAGTTATATCAGGGACAGGCTTAACCACAGTAACATCTACAGGCGGTGGTGGAGGCGGTTCATATAGTACTAATGCTGGTTCATCAGGTGGCTCAGGTGGTGGTGGTAGTGAACTTGGAAGCACAGGTGGTTCAGCTACATCAGGTCAAGGTAATGCTGGTGGTTCTACTGCTTCAGGAAAAAATGCTGGTAGTGGTGGCGGTGGAGCAGGTGCTGCTGGTTCTGCTGGCGGTGTTGCTACAGCTACAACAGGTGGAGCTGGTGGTAATGGAACTGCATCTTCAATAAGTGGTTCATCTGTTACTTATGCTGGCGGTGGTGGAGGCGGTGGTGACTATCCTTATGGAGCTGCTGCATCTGGAGGTTTAGGTGGTGGCGGTGCTGGTTCACCACAAGGAAACCCAAATGCTTCTACAGCAGGTAATGCTAACACAGGTGGTGGCGGTGGTGGCGGTGGTGGTGGTAATGCCAATGGAGCAGGTAGTGCTGGAGGTTCAGGTGTAGTAATATTATCAGTTCCTACTACTAAATACACAGGAACAACTACAGGTAGCCCAACTGTGACAACAAGTGGTGCAAATACTATATTAACATTTACTGCTTCAGGAACTTATACAGCTTAAAAGGGGAAACAAATGGCACATTTTGCTAAATTAGAAAACAACATAGTCACTCAAGTCATAGTTGTGGCTAATCAAGACATACTTGATGAAAACGGACAAGAATCAGAACAAAAAGGAATAGACTTTTGCTCTAATCTTTTAGGTGGAACTTGGATACAAACATCATACAATAGTCGTATTCGTAAAAACTATGCAGGTATTGGATATACTTATGACGAAAATCTTGATGCTTTTATTCCTGTTAAACCATTTAATTCATGGTTATTAGACGAATCAACAGCACAATGGAAAGCACCTGTTGATATGCCTACAGATGGCAAAAGATATTCATGGAATGAAGAGTCAAAATCTTGGGATGCTATAAATGAATCAATATAAATGGACTTTAAAAGAAGTTACATCTGAAAATGATTTAATCACTCACGCTTATTATCATGTAAGCGCTACTGACGGTGAGAATACTGTAGAAACAGAAGGTAATTATTATTTTACAGGTAAAGAAATTATTGTTCCTTATGCTGAAGTCAGAGAAAAAACTATTCTTGATTGGATCAATGACGAAACAACAACAAATGAAGTTTCTAGTATAAAATCTCGTTTAGACGAACAATTATTAGAGCTAAAAAAGGAAAAAACAGTAGGTTTTCCATGGCTCGCTAACACATTCAAACCTAATATCTAGGAATTATTATGGCAACCCCTATAGACATCATATCAAACGCACTTAAAGACATAGGCGCTTTAGCTTCAGGTGAAACTCCTACTCCTGAAGAAACGCAAGATGCGTTTTACACATTAAATGAACTTTTAGACCAATGGTCAAATGAAGATATGATGATTTTCTATAAAACAGAAATAGTCTTTCCTATTACGCCAGGTCAAACACAATACACTATTGGCCCAGGCGGACAAATTGGCGCATCTATTACAGGTTCTATTACAGGCAATATTTTAACTGTTACAGGTATTACATCAGGTGCTATTGCAGTTGGTCAAACATTAAGTGGTGCAGGTATTACTGATGGCACAAAAATACAACAAATGCTCACAGGAGCAGGAGGCAATGTTAATGAACTTGGCACTTATCAAGTTAATATTAGTCAAACTGTTGCCTCTACCGCTATTAACCTATATTACCAAAGACCACTTAACATTGATTCTGCATTTGTTCGTATTAACACTAACTCTAACGGCACTCCTATTGTTAATGGAGGATTAGATTATCCAGTAGCTGTATTAAATGTTGAAGATTATGAAATGATTGGTCTTAAAACATTAAATGGCCCATGGCCTAAAGCACTTTATTACCAACCTGCTGAAACTTTAGGAAACTTATTTGTATGGCCTAATCCTGCTCAAGGTGAAATGCACTTATTTGTAAATACTATATTTAGTAGATTTGTAACCATTAATGACACAATTAACCTTCCACAAGGCTATACAATGGCATTACGTTGGTGTTTAGCTGAAAGATTAATGCCTATGTTTGGTAAAGCTTCAGCTACTCAAATTGCTATGATTACAGCGTTTGCAGGTCAAGCTAAAGCCACAGTAAAACGCACCAATATGAAGCCTGTGCAATCTGCAAGATTTAATGATGCGTTGTTGAGTAGTAGGCAAAAAGATGCTGGATGGATTTTATCAGGCGGATTTTTTAGATAAATCAATTACTTATGCAAAATACTTATTATATTTATCAACATCGCTCTTTAGATACCAATGCTATATTTTATGTTGGTAAAGGTAAAAACAAACGTCATTCTGATAAAAATAAAAGAAGTAATTATTGGAAATCTTATGTTGCAAAGCATGGATTTACTTCTGAAATATTAGTAAATAATCTTGATGAATATTTTGCTTTTTTAATTGAAATGGAAGCCATTGATGTTTATAAAAGACGTGGCATTAAACTAGTAAATTTAACTAATGGCGGTGAGGGTTGTTCAGGATATTCAATGAAACATTCTGAAGAACAAAAAGCCAAATGGTCTTTAATGCGCAAAGGAACACCAAGCCCAAGAAAAGGTGTTGTTTTATCAAAAGAAACAAAATCTCTTATTAGTAAAGCAAGAAAAGGTTCTTTTTTATCTAAAGAACATAAAAATGCTATTAGCAAAGGTTTAGTTGGGAATAAAAATACAGCCAAATTAACTGACGATCAAGTAAAATTTATTAGAAATAATCGTCATACAATGACACATATACAATTGGCTGAAAAATTTGGAATACATAAAAATACAATTCATAAAATTTGGCGTTTTGAACGTTACAAGGATGTCAAATAATGGCTGATTTTGGATTTGTAGGCCCAAGTTATGTAGCGCCTTCTATTTATCAAGACGCACAAGAATGTATTAATTTTCGCCCTGAAATTGATCCATTAAAAGGTGAAGGAAAAAGAGGCGTTGTAGCTTTATATCCTACACCTGGTCTTACATCTGCAATCGTATTTCAAAACAAACAAGAAGTTCGTGGTATGCGAACTTTATCAGGCGGTCAATATATGGTCGCTGTTGTTGGCCCTTATGTATATATTTTAACTTCTACTTTAGTTCCTACTATGGTAGGTCAATTAAACACTTCAGTAGGTCATGTAGGTATTACCGATAATGGTGTAAATGTATATATAGTTGATGGCTCTTATAGATATACATGGCGCATTTCTAATCCTTCTGCTGCATTATTTACAGGCTCTATTGCAGGAACTACATTAACTGTTACTAATGTTACTTCAGGCACAATTGGATCAAGTCAAGCTTTATTTGGTGCAAATGTATTACCTGAAACTGTAATTACAAGTCAATTAACAGGCACAACAGGTGGCGTTGGAACTTACTCTGTTAATCAAACACAAACTGCGGCTTCAACTATTATGAATTCTGCTGCAGTAGCCTCTGTATTAACTGCTTCAATGTCAGGTAATACAATGACTGTAACAGCTAGTTCAGGCACGTTATATCCAGGTCAAACTATTCAAGGCACATCTGTTACAACATCAACTATTATTACTGCTTTAGGCAGTATTACTGTATTAAGCCAATCTATCGCAACTGCTGGAACAGGTTATGCAGTCAATGATACAGTAACTGTTTTAGGTGGTGTTTATGGAACAACTCCTGCCACTTATACTGTTTCATCTATCGGAGGAAGTGGTGCAGTTACAGGATTAACTCAAGTAAATGCAGGTAATTATACATCTCAACCTACTAATAATGTATCTACATCAACAAGCGGATCAGGCACAGGATTAACCTTAACATTAACATTTGGAACAGGTAGTGGTGGAACAGGAACATATCCTATTAGCGCATCACAAACAGTTAGTTCTGAAACTATGTATGCGTTAAATTTTACTATTTTACCGCTTTCAGATGGTGCATTTAATGGTGGCGATACTCTTGATATTGTAGATAATTACTTTGTTTATAATAAACCTAATTCACAACAATGGGCAGCTTCTAATCCTTTAAGCCCTATTACCAATGCTTTAAGCTTTTCATCTAAAGATGGCGCACCTGATAACCTTGTATCTTTAATTGTAGATCATAGAGAAGTTTATTTACTTGGTGAAGCTTCATCTGAAGTATGGGTAGATGTAGGTTCTTTCCCTTTCCCATTCCAACGTATTCCTGGCACATCAACACAAACAGGTATTGCGGCTAAATTTTCTGTAGCTCGTTTAGGTAATTCATTTGCCTATGTATCACGCAACAATCGTGGTCAAGCAGAAATTGTAATGATGAATGGCTATATTCCTACACGCATATCTACTCATGCTGTAGAACAATCATTATTAGGTGGTTATGTTAATGACGCTATTGCATGGACTTATCAACAAGAAGGCCATGAATGTTATGTTATTACTTTCCCTACATTAGATTTAACATGGGTATTTGATATATCTACTCAAATGTGGCACAAATGGCTATCTATAGACACCACTAATACTTATCATAGACATCGTGGTAATTGTTCTGCTGTGTTTCAAGGTTTAGTTTATGTAGGTGATTATCAAAATGGAATTATCTATTTATTAGACCCTAATAACTTTACCGATAATGGTCAAGAAATTCGTAGATTACGCAGAGCGCCTCATTTAGTTACTGATTTACAACGTCAATACTTGGAAGAATTCCAAATTCAATTCCAACCAGGCGTAGGTTTAACAGGCATTACTCAACCATTAAACAATGAAGTTGTAGGCGCTAATCCACAAGCCATGCTTCGTTGGTCAAATGATGGTGGCTCTACATGGTCTAATGAACATTGGACTTCTATTGGCGCAGTCGGTTTATATAAAAATCGTGCTATTTGGCGCAGATTAGGTTGGTCAAGAGATAGAGTTTTTGAGGTTGTAGTTACAGACCCTATAAATGCAGTTATAATATCAGCTAATCTAAAAGCTTCAGAAGGTGAAAACTAATGGCTACAGGAAATGGTATTTACGGATCAAGTCAAACCAATCCATACCCACAAACTGAATTTTTAGATACTGCATCAAAAAGACCAACTCGTGCTTGGCAACAATTTTTTTTAAATTTGCTTAATTTTAGTAGTTCAACCACAGCAACTACTGGAACAGCAACGTTACCTGCTAAACCAGCAGGATTTATTAATATGACTGTAAACGGTCAACAAGTAAAAGTGCCTTACTATAACCAATGAATGATCTTGTTCAAATTGGTAATACAGCATTAAAAGTATTTACTAATGTAGAAGAAGCAGAAAAGGCAATGTTACAGTTGCCACAAGTAGATTGCCCTTTAGTGCATCATTTTGGGCCTAATCTATGTATTAGAGAAGTATTTATGCCAAAAGGCACAATGGCTGTTGGTCATAAACAAAAGTTTAAACACATGAACGTATTGCTTAAAGGCAAAGTTATGATGTTAAACGAGGATGGTAGCACAAAGATATTAGAAGCACCTTTTATATTTGAAGGTGAGCCTGGCAGAAAAATAGGCTATGTTTTAGAAGATATGGTATGGCAAAACATATATGCTACCGATTTAAAAGACTCTAATGATGTTGAAGAATTTTTTGTAGAAAAAAGCGAAAATTGGCAAAACGACCATAATGTTAAGCTTTCTATAGAAAAAGTAGCAAAAGAAGCTGATAGAAATGACTATCAAAAGCTTTTAAAAGAATGTGGAATTTCACATGAAATAGCTAAAGAACAGTCTGAAAATGAAGAAGATCAAATTTCAGTATTTAGCAATATAGTTCGTGTTGCAGATTCAGCAATTGAAGGAAAAGGTTTATTTTTAACGTCACCTATAAAAAAAGGTGATGTGATATGCCAAGCTAGAATTCAAGGCAAAAGAACACAAGCAGGTAGATTTACAAATCACTCTGTGTTTCCAAATGCCAAAATGGTATTATTGCCAAATGGCGATATAGATTTAGTAGCAATTAGAGATATTGATGGGTGTAAAGGTGGTAGTTTAGGTGAAGAAATAACCATAGATTACCGACAAGCTTTGTCTTTATCAGGTATTAATTTTAAAGGAAATGTATTATGTCAGCAATAGCAACCGCCATAGTTGGATCAGCAGTCATTGGAGCAGTAGGCGCTAATAGTGCAGCCGATACGCAAGCCCAAGCAGCGCAAGCAGGACAAGCTCAACAGCTTGCAATGTTCAACACGCAAAATGCTCAACAAGCACCATATAGAGCGGCTGGATATAATACTTTAAATACTATTGGTTCATTGGGTTCAGGTCAATATCAACAATATGATGCGCAAGGTAATCCAATTGGAATGGCCACAGGTTCAGGTTATTTAACCAATCAATTTAATAATCAAGACTTAAACGCTAATTTAGCGCCTAATTACGCATTTCAATTACAACAAGGTCAACAAGCATTAGCTAATCAACAAAATGCAACAGGCGGTTTAATTGGTGGTAATACTTTACAAGCTATGCAAAATTATACTCAAAACTTTGCAGGTAACGCTTATCAAAACGCATTTTCTAATTATCAAACACAACGTGGCAATATTTATAACACATTAGCTTCTATTGCAGGATTAGGACAATCTGCTCAACAATCTACAGGACAATTAGCTTCTAATACTGCTAATTCTATTAGTTCACTTGGTGTAGGCGCTGCAAATGCTCAAGCCGCAGGAACTGTTGGAACTGCTAATGCTATTGGTGGCGGATTAAGTAGTTTAGGTAATTATAGCTATATGAATCAATTATTAGGTCAAAATGAAACAATAAATCCATATAGTCAATTACCAACATATCCTGGCTCTACTTCATCAACACCTACATCATATTATTCAGGATAGGTATAAATTATGGCAGACTTTAGCGTATCAGACGTAGCTTCAAAAATTAAAGCACCTGAAGGCATATCATTAGGCGATATGATGAATATGGCTATTGGCGCTCAAAAATTTAAACAAGCGCAACAAATAAATCCATTATTACTTCGTGAAGAAGAAGCTAAAACTACTGAAGCAGAAGAAACATTACAACCTAAAATTACACAAAAAAAGGCAGAATCAGAAACTGCTGTTTATGG